TGCTATTCGCTCAAATTCAAGCTCAGGGCTTTGTTTCATCCACAGCTGAATAACGCTAATATCACCTACAATCATTTCGGAAGCACCAATACCAGTATTAGTGATAACCCGATGACCCCCCATTACTAATTCTCCAGTGATAAGCTGATTAATAACATACTGACCTGTAGAATCTTTTGTCCTGCGAAGTCTGTTTGCTGTACGCGGATTCATCCACACGGTATTTGTTTTGTACAGACTTAATTCTGCCTGTGTTGCACAAGCATCAACAAGGTCTGATACGTTAGGAGACACAACACTATCAACTTTTGTATAATCAAAAGCAGTCATGTTCCCATTTTTAAGACCCCAAATATGAGTAGGAGTATCTGCATCACCATCCCCTGAAAGAATTTCGGTATCAAGTTTTAATTCCAAAGATTCATTCAATTTAGCTTGTGCACGTTGCGCGAATTGAGGAAGGTCTTCAAATGTTTCAGCAGTAATAACCTGAAAACCTCCAAGTTTAGCCATTGCCCGTGTCTTTTCCGTTGCGGCAGCAACGTTACCATTTGCAACAACATCATATTCACCAACATATCCAACGTTAGAAGTATATGATGCAGGATTCCACATCAACAAAGATTTACCATCAGCAACAGTGCCTGTAGTGATTCCCTGACGCAAGAACGCCAATGGACGAACACGGGGGAAACGAGCTTCTGATACTGACTGAGTGCGTCCTATAGTCCCGGTCTGTGATGTAGTTGTAATTTGGTTGTCTGCTTTCAACTCAAATTCTTCTCCTGTAACCCTTTTTAAATCCGCAAGTGATTTAATCTCTTTTTCTTGGAAAAAATCAAGAATAGCATCAGCAACAGATTTTGTTTCAATTGCGACAACATTTTTGTTTTTTTCTGCTTCAATTGTTAATAGTGCGTTCTTTAACTCCAAGATTTGATTATCGTAATTTTTAACCTCGATAGCTTCTAACGCCGCCATTCTCTGTTCCAATTGTTCGATAGTCTGATTTTTAGCTTCAATGGCATCAACCATTTCATTATGCTGATTGGCAAATTCCAAATCTGCCCCTTCAAGCCCTTTTGTTTCAAGTTTTTTCATTGTTTTCATTGTTTTTATGTGTTTATGAATTTATATTTTGATAAATTAAGTCCTCTTTTTTCTATCGGCTTTTTTTCTTCAAGTGGCTCTGCCGGCTCAATGTCAAAAAGTGATTTTAATTGAAGGAGCTTATATTTTTTTTCTTCGTTTTTTTCTGTATTAATAAGCGAATCAATTGTTTTTAACGCATTTTCAATTGACTTTATATCTGTTATTTTTGCATTTTCATCACGAGCAACTGTAACTACCGATATTTCATATAATTTAATTTCAATAAGATGTCTGATATACGTTCCATCTTCTTTCTTTTCCCATTTTGAATTTATTGTACTAAATCCAATTGAAAATTCGGTATATATTTCTTCCTTTATTTTTGTTTTTAACTCATCTTCTGCATCAGAAATTCTAACTTTTACAAAAAGACCGTTATCGTCCTCTTTTAATTCGATTATTTTACCCTTCGCATCATCAAAAAAATGATTTTTACAAAAAGCTATCCTGTTTTTTCGCTCAGATAGTGTTTTTTTAAAAGCACCTGGTTCAATCGTGTCGCTCGCTAAAACATAATCTCTAATATCAGGATACCACGTTAGTTGTTTTGCATCTTCATTGCCAAATGTTGCTGCATACCCCTCTATAAACATTTCATTTGTTGCCGAATCGACAACAGCAGCTTTCATTTCAAAGCTTTTGTATTCTATTTTTTTCATTCTAAATCGAGTTTAATTCGTGCTTCGCTATTTGAAATCACTGGTTTATTTTCTATCAATATGTTACTTAACGTTGAAATGGCACCAGCCATTTGTTGAAATGCTATACCTTCTTCTTTTTTACCCTGCTGATAAAATTCCAAATGTGAATAATCGGCTTTTAATTCAAATGGTAAACTAATCTCTCCGACCATCTGTAACCATTCGCTGAAAAAATACTCCGCCGTTGGTATAGCTCCGTTTGTATATAAATTTTTGATAGCTTCGGTCATATTCTTATACCGTGAGCTTTCAATGTCAAGTAGTGGAGCTGGAATATCAAAGGCAGAACCAATAGCTTTTTTACATTCAATAATAATTTCAGTAAATTGCATTTCAGACATTTTTGCAGTTAATGAATTTACTTTTGCATCAGTTGAAAGCACTACATTTTTACTTTGCCCCCTGCGAAGTCCAAATCTTTCAGATAAACGCTTTAAAAGAGATTCTTTTTCAGACTTAAGCGACGAAAGAGCCATCATGCCAGCATCTTTTACACCCATTGAAATAAGGTTTAAAGCCCCTCTATTGGCATACATTTCTGTTAGAGCTTCCCATATAACTACATAAGTTGAAATAACCTCTGAAAGCGATTGAAAACGAGAACCACCAAACATATGACCGTCTCTATCCGGTGCAAGCGAAATATCATAAAACACATGAACCTCATCATTTGTATATGAATATGAATTTGTACCATCATTAACTAAGTATCTGTCAACAACACGTTCATATAGAGAATCTGTTTTAAAAGCAAATTGCTCTGTAACATACTCAAACGGAATTATATAATAATTGTATTCTTTGAATAGTCGAGAATATTCTTTGTGAACATACGCTTTTCCATGTAGCTTGCATTGTGCATCAAGTTTTTTAAAAAATCGCTTAAAATCCTCTTTTGGATTTGGGCGCATCAGTTTAGCTATAATTCGCCTTGATTGTGGTGTAATAACCTGTTTTCCATTTTCATCTAATGCCCAAACTTTAAGATTTGCAATTGCAGCAGACGATTTACCAATAACGGTACGGACAACATCGCATTTTTTGTATGCTTTTAATCTTCCAGATACAGTAGAACAGTCTATGAAATAATCACTATTATAAAAATCAGAACTCAACAATGCCTTAGCTGTATCAGTAAGACCGATTATTCCTTCATGTGATGTATCTACTACGTTAATTGCCATATATAGTAATTATTTACATTGCAAATTTATAGTTTATTTTTATATTATTATGCTAAATATAGCAATTAACTATATTTAACATTAAATCCAATAGAAAAAATGGATAAAACCATACCTTGCACCGTCCCAAATGTGGCAAAATTTACTTTCAGGATCAGGTTCGTTGATGAAATTACCATTTATCTTCTTATGCAGGTAGTTTTGTTGTTCTTTGCGCATTTCAGGTGTATCGATAAGGTGCAATTTGAATTTTTTCATCAAAGAAACACCCGCAATAATACTTTTTTTGTTTACTTTAAAGAAGTTCCAGTTTAGCCCCTGTGATGAAGCTATCATGTTTAACCCATCAACAAAGCTTTCCGTTCCATATTTATCCTGCGATTCGCATGCTATCCAAATTTCATCAGTATATGAACCTTCATTTTTGCGCCTTTCAATTTCTTTTTCAATCTGTGGCTTTATCACGTAAAAGCATATTTCAGGCGTTGCGGTAGGCTGATATACCATATTTTCAAGATAAGCATCTGTTTTGCCTATTCTTCCTGTCCTTACGAGAGTGGTAGGGTCTTTTGTGAACCCGAAGTCCATAGACAGGATGACCTCATCAAATCCTGTGTCTGGAAATGTATCTTCCCAATATACATCATTAAATACCGTGCCTGTTTGGGCGCATCTTATACCCTCAGAATATACGAGATAATCAAATTTGTCTGGATTCTTGTTTATCGGATGTTTCGCCCTGTACGTTCCATCATTTTCCAATACGTGGTCTGGCATTTCTGGCTTGTCCCACACACGGCGGCGAAAACCATTGAAGAAAACATCATTTTTACCAATTGGTAAATCAGGAAGCGGGTCGACAATTTCAATATGCGAATCTGCAAAATCCCACGGGCATTTACTTTCCCGCTCAGCCGCAAGCCCATCAGGTAGTTTCATGTTATCAAGATAGCACGTTTGAGAGTAAAAAGCATTATATTCATCCTGTTGCTCAAAAGCCCAATGGTCTGTATATTTAGGATTACCGTCACAAATAAGAAGCATTGAACAACGCTTTTTAATGCTGTCATAAGCATCTTTTCTGTTCGCTGTCTCCAGCACCTCATTAATATATGCTATATCACAAAAACCAGCTTCTTTCCCGACATCAGGATAGCTCAAGAAGTCAATGGTCGAACCAAAAATAACAATCTTTGGTCTTCCACCCTGACCGTCACCTGTAAGCGTATAATCCTTTCCGTTTACAAGCCCTATAATGCTAAAACACAGTTTAAAATCCTCCAATGTTAACTCACGGCAGCTAACAAGCTCTTCACGATAAACATTTATTTTGAGTTGTTTTTTTTTTCTGAAATCGTGGCAAAATTGAACTATCAAATGAATTGTATCAAATGATTTTGATGAACGGGAACCGCCAAAGTTGAAAAACTTAACGATTGCCCGTTGCCCTTGGGGATGGTCTTCACTTGCAAGCTCCTTAAAAAGTGTTTTTTTGTGCTTTTGGAACTTGTG